TGACGGCGTCGCCGTGGCCGTACCGATCGTCGTGTCCCTGGCCGTTTACCTTTTCGTATGGCTGTTCGTCCAGCAGAAATATCGCTGATTCTCTGAAAACCGTTCTGTTTATTGGCTTTTTATATGCCTGCGTGATGATTTACCACTCAGGCTACCACCTCTACACTGTCTCAAATATATGAAAATCGGCTATTTTTTTGACGTCGTGAAACAGCTAGAGCGGTGAAGGCAGGTCCGTAATCGACTCCATCTCTGTCCATTTCCAACCCTACATGGTGTCGAGCCTATCAATCCGCTGTTTTTCTTATGTTTTTCGTGCTTCGGCTTGCAATACTTTATTTACTATGCTAATATAGTTTATATCAAGGAAAGGAGGTAAACATGACACCATCGGAGATAATCACCAGCATCTCGCTTCTCGTCGCAAGCCTCGCGGCCCTCGTCAAAGCAGTGACCGGACTCATCAAGGAGATGAGACGGAAACCGAAGAAGAGGAAGTGAGCAAGGGTTCCGGCCAGACCTAGGGGCCGGAACCCCATATCTCCGATTATGCCATGGGACATCATGAGAACGGAATCGATAGTCAGCGCGGTGTTCGCGCTCGGAACCGCCGCCAGCGCATGGTTCGGCTGGCCGTTCGCGCTCACCGCCGGATGCGCCATCGTCAGCGCCGTCTTCGCGCTCAGCGCCGGAAGGAAGGACTGACATGACCATCAAATACCTGAGCGTCACCGACGTGTCCAAGCGCCTCGGCATCAGCACAGCCGCCGTCAGCGCCTACAAGCTCCCCCAGCCGGACGCCCTAATAGGCCGCACGCGCGGCTGGCTGCCAGAGACCATCGACCAATGGAACGCGCAACGCCCCGGACGCGGAGTCGGCGGTGGCAGGCCGCGCAAGCATCCGGCGGAGTGACGTCCGCCCCGGCGCTCATCCGCGAGCGCCGGGGCGGTTTTGTTGTTGGAGGTTGGATGTTGTCAGTCTTGGATCGATGGGTGGCACTGTGCCGTGTTCAGGTATTTGATCGAGACTACATGGTGGATCTGGGTTCCTGGCATTTTTTCCTTGGCCGCGTTCCCCTTGCGTAGGGATTGCGGATAGTAGGGGCCGTCCTCTCCGCTTCTTCCGAGGCCGATGCACCAGACTGTGTTTCCCATGTAGAGGCGTATCCGGCTGTTGCCTGATTCAACCACCATGGATGCGTCGTTCAGTGCGAATGCGCTGGCTATCACGTCGGTCTTCCTCGCGAGCCATCGCGCGTCTCCGGTGGGCGCGACCCTTTTCACCGAGATCCCATGGCCGGACAGGAGGTCGGTGTACAGGCGTCGGGCGGGAAGTCTGCGGGTGCGGTTGTCGTCGGCGTAGTATTCCAGGCCGCATAGGTGGGCGAAGTTCGAGGCCTTCCATTGGATGTCCAGCGTCATCCCGTCGTCGCATGCGATTCTCGTGATCGTTCCGACGAGATTGGCGTATAGTCGGGCTGCCTTTCGGGCCTCGCCAAGCATCCGCCGCTTCGCCTCGGTCACGTTCACGCCCGGAATCCTCCCAGAAAATTAAAAGAGGGGCACCGACCAAGCGCCCCTCCGAAGCCGTGTGGCTGATCTTTTTACAGTCTTCTGCATGACTAGCGTCCCGTTTGCGCGGGAAGGGTCACGGCTCCGGTTGGTCTCAACCGTCTGGCCCAGCCGTTGGGCGAGACATCCAGCTCTCGCTGATGGCGCATCGACTCGCCATCGGATGCCTGCGGCAGCCAGCCACACGCTTCGAACCCGAAACCCTGCCCACCAGCAAAGCAGGTCCGGGTCTCAAGTTCGATTGCAACGATACCCCATGACGGCGGACATTCGTCTCGCCGTGAGCGTGATCCAGACGGTATTCGCACAAAACCACCGGGCCGCCGCGACGGCGGCGGACGACCACGCAAACACTCCGAATAACAAGAAAAGCCCCTCCCCCAGCAATGCTGAGAGAGGGGCAAATTTAAAAACAGGGTGTAAAAAATTCCACGGACACTACAGTGCCGCAAATTTTTCCACACCCGAGGTTGAGTTTCCGGCGCGAGTTTGAGTCTCGCGCCCGAAAATTAATCACTGGCCGTCGGTGACGGTGATCCTGAGCTTGTCGAGCTTGGCCTTCACCGCGTTTTCCACGGCGGCGGCGATCTGGTCGGGGTCGGCGCCCTTGCTTTCGGCGAGGGTCTTGACCGCCTCGGTCAGTGCGGCGACCTGCGTGACCAATTGGCTGGTCTTGCTATCGATGCCGGCCACGCGGTCGCCCAATTTTGCGCCGCCCTGCACCGGCTGTTCGACCACGAGGTTGCCCAAGGCCGACGCGTGCGTCTTCCTGTCCCACTGCGAGAGCCTGAACAGCTCCTTCTTCGTGGCGTTCGCGGCCGCGTCCGTGCCCTGCAGGCGATCACGCATCAGGACGCCGTTCTGTCGAAAATTCCACACGTCTTCTGCCGACATGTCGTCTCCTCCCAATAATTCGTTTGCTCTTTTGATGATCTTGTCCACCGGCAGCGCGTTGACGCACCTGTCGGGACACCCGTAGTGGTCCGTGCCCGGTACCTCGCGGTGCAGGACGATGTTGCCGTGCCGGTTGCCGCTGGCGTCGTGCCAGAGGGTTTTCCACCCATATCGGCGGGCGATGTCGGCGCACAGTCTGGCGCTGGCCTCGACCTCCGCGTCGGTGACGGGGATGCCGTCCATTCCGCCCTCGTGCTCGATGGTGATGCCGCTGCAATCACTCTGCCAATTGGCGTCCGCCCAGCTGCCCTGCGTCTCGTCCACCCACTGGTAGACGCTCCCGTCGCCGCCGACGCCATAGTGCGAGGCGGCCTGGAAGCTGGAGCGCATGAAGCACGAGTCCGTGCCAGCCAATCGGCCGACCATGATATGCAGGGTGATGTGGTCCACGTGCAGCCCGTTGCGCCCAGCGTAGTGGTTCGGACTGCCACGCCATAGTGCGAAGCCTGCGCCGGTCATCAGAGATTACCGCCCGGCACAAGATCGGAGTCTGCCACGGTGCTGTCCGTGTCCGTCGATTCGGCTGATTCGGCGGCAGTCTTCGGCGTGGTCTTGGCCACGGCTGCCGCCGCGCTCAACGCGGCGCTTTTCGCTGCGCTGATGCCATTGACCACGCCCTCTTTCTTCAATGCATCCACGAGCTGCTGGCCAGCAAGGCTCGCGCTGGTGATGTTCTGGTTCTTCCACCAGCCGTAAATGGTTCCGGCGATGCCGATGACACCGAAGATTGAAGCGCTGACCTGCTCGTTGGTGAAAGGCAGCGGATTGATGCCGGCCAAGGACAGGCCCGCGTTGACCAGAGCGTAGAGCGTGACCACGATGGTCACTCCGGCCTTGACACGCTCGCCGGTCAGACCAGGCAGATTACTGGTTGTGGTGTTTTTGGTGGCATGGTCTGCCATGATTGCCTCCTTCAGGCATAAGGAAAGGCCACCTCCGTGGAGATGGCCTTGAAAAATGATTGTCAGCGCAGGTGCGCGCCGTGGTTGAAGACGAGGACGAGCGCACAGAGGATGCAGAGGATGCCGATGGACGTCATCGCTCCTCCAAGGTCTCGGGTGCGACATCCGCGCGCAATTCGTCCGGGAGATGCGGCTTCGGATGACGTTTGAGGAATTCCGGCTCGATGATCTCGCAGAACAAGCCAAGCCAATGGAAAAGGTCGCGGGTGTAGGCCGTGAGCGTGAAATACTTCCGCTGCTGCGATTCCAGATGCTGTATCTGCTCCTCCTGCGATTCGACCTGCTCGCGCAAAGGCTTGATGACCGAATCGGTCAGAATGTCGCAGGCCTGGGCGGCTATCTGCGCAGTGTCCTTGCGACGGCTGGAGATGGCGCCGATGATGGCTCCGACTCCTCCGCCGCCGACCAGTGCGACGATCACCGCCGTCCAGAATTCCTGGCTTGAGAAGAGGTCGAGCGGTGGCATCAGTCCTCGGCTCCGTCACTGCGCCATGTCTTGATTTCGGTGACTTGTGCGAGCTGGGTGGCGGTGATGGTCTCGCTGTCCTTGGTGTCCATGTCCGCGATGGTGGCCTCGGTGGCCTGCCGGTCCGTGAAGGTCGCGGTGACGCCACGCTGATAGTCAGTCCATGTCTCGCCGTCAGCGTCCTTGTGGTCGAATGTCAGGCCCAAGCGCAAAAGCTGGTAGACGATGCCACTCTTGGGTGGGCGCAGGTCGAGGATGCCGTCCTGCACGTCGGCAGCGGCGGCATTGGTAGCGGTGGTTTCATCGGTCATTTTTCCTCCTTGTGTTATCGGGTCACGATTTCGCGGCCGTCGATGTAAAGCTTGCCCGCGGCCGGTCCGGTGGCGAGCGTATGGTTCCCTGCCCATTTCAGGCTCCAACCCGCGGCGGAGAGTCTCAATCCCCAGCCCTGGTCGTTGGTGAACTGCAGGCCGCCGGCGCCGATGGAAATCTTGCCGTATTTCACGGTCTCGATGTTCAACCCACCCGAAGCCGAGCATTCGATGCTCGACCCGTCCGGAGCGGTGATGCCGACGCCGGACTTGCCCACCTGGATGTGGTAGGTCTTCGACGTGTCGGCGGTGGGCTGGACGGTGATGTTGATGCCATCCTGCGAAAGCGACAAATAGCCACTGCCGGTGCCGTCATCACCAGTCACCTGGAATCGATGCCGATTGATGCGCGTCAGGAGATTGCCAGAAGCGTCGAGCAGGTCGAAAGTGCCGTTGGTGTTGACGAGCGCGGAAACGCCGGTGAACTTGCCGTTTGACCGTTTGCCGACGCGCACACCGGACGCGGTGAAGTTGATGCAATCCTCAAGGCTTCCGACGCGGGATTGCGCGTTGGTCGCGTGCGAGTCGGCGGTGTTGGCCTTGTTCTGCGCGTTCTGCGTCTCCACCTTGGTTGCGAACTTCACGTCCAGACTATTGTTGTTCTGGGTGATTTTCGACGAGATCTCCTGCGTGACGCCGCTCTTGGTGGCGTAAGTGCTTGCGACGGTGCTCGTGATGCTCTTGGTGCTCGCAGTGATGTCCGATTTCGTGGCCAGACCCGACCCGTCAGCGCCCTTGTAATTCTGCACGACGCCCAAGGCCACGCTCTTGGCCGTCTGGTCGACATACGACCTTGTGCTGAGCGTGTCGTAGGCGAGGTCCTGCGCGGTGCCCGACGTGGGCTCCGCGTCCTGTATCCTCGTGCCACCGCAATTCGGCCCATCCTGCCACGACTTGTAGTCGCCCTGCAGCGTGTAATGGCCATTCCAGTACGCCCATGGCAGGTACGCCCAGATGTCGCAGGTGCACGAGCTGAACGCCATCACCTTGACCTTGACATCGCCGGCGTTGCGGATGCGGCTCACGGAGACGCCGAAAGCCCTCGTGGCGGACGCTGACTGCTGCCATCCGTCCTTGACGAAGATCTCGAACTCCGCGTTCTGGGAAGCCTGGCCGTTGTGCCCGTCGCCGGAGTACACGTGGATCAGGACGCTCGAATCGTCCCCATTACTGGTGAGATGGCCGAGCTTGACCCATTTCGCCTTGCCGGCCGCGCCGGTCAGCGTGAACATACGGGTCGCGCTCTTCCTCAACGCCTCGGTCGCGGCGAGGGTCGTGTAGGTCTGGCCGACCGTCGATTTGATCGAGGAGGCCGACTGGTCGATCCTGGACTGCACCTCGGCTTTGGTCGGATAGTCCCCCTTGGTCTGGTAGGTCTTCGCCACGCTGGTCTTGAACCCGTCAAGGTTCTGTTCCAGGCTGCTGACCCTGCTCGTGTCGGCCTTGCCGCTGATCTTCTGCGACAATGTCGTATTGATCTTGTCGGCCTTCTGGCTGACCTGGCTGATGGTGGTCGTGTTGCCCTGCGCGGTCTTGGCGACCTCCTGCACCTTGCCTGTGATCTCGTTTGCCTTCTGCGTCAAGGCACTGGTGGTCGCATAGCTGCTCATACCACTCTTGGACTGGTACTTCTCCGCAACCTCACTACGAATCTGCGAAGCCGTCTGCGTCAAACTGCTGTTGGTCGCATAGTCTCCGGCCGACTGGAGGTCGGACGGGCAAGGACTGTATTCGGTCGGCCGGGAGCCAAGCTCGAACTTGAAATCCTTGAACTTGACCTGATACGCGGCGGATGCCGGTCGCAGTCCGATGTGAGACTGGTCGAAGATATCGACCTTGCCGGTGTTCTTCGCACTGGTGTTGCTGTAGGTTACCCACAGTCGTATCCACTGTTTCGCGGGGATGGAGCAGGCGGCGACGCCATTAGTAGTAGTAGTAGTAGGCTGCACCCCTCCTCGCCAGCCATCGTTGTCGTTGCCGTTCCACGCGGCTACGGATTCCGGCATGTTGTTTATGTCCACGACGACCGTGGCGGCGATTTCGCTCCACACGTCGAACGAGATGACGCACTGGCGGCCATACGGTGTCTTCAGATGGGTGGCGTATCCCGGAGTGACACTCGCGCCCCACGTGGCGTTCGCGTTGGTCGGAACCGTGCCGGTTATCACGCCGGACGAATCCTTGCTCGCATTGGACAGGCTGATGTTGTATGGGTTTGATTTCGGGCAGAGGTTCGTCCCGCCGATCTGCAACGAGTTGAAATCCGTCTTAGTGGTATAAGTTTCACTAACAGTCGTCTTGAATCCATTTAGATTCTGTTCCACAGTAGAGGCTTTGGACAACGCATTACTGGCTGTAGTGCTTACCTGACTGATAGTGGCCTTATTGCTGTCAGCGGTATTCTTAGCTTCATTGGCTGTCTTGACGGTCGCATTGAGTGTCTTACCCTGTTCCGTGATCTTGGTCGAAAGACCGCTGGCGGTCTGCTCCACACTCGTCGCCTTATTGAGGGCGCCAGTGGCGGTCTGGGAGACTTTTGATACTTCGGCGGTGATGCTGCCGGAGGTCTGCTTCAGCGCGCTGGTCGTGGCGTAGGCGGACATTCCGTCTTTGGTCTGGTAGGTCTTCGCGACAGTGGATTTGAAACCATCGAGGTTCTGTTCCAGACTGCTGACACGATTCACGGCACCGTCAGCAGTGGTTTTGACCTGTGAAATGGTCTGTTTATTGCTGTCGGCGGTGCTCTTCGCCTCGTTCGCAGTCTTGACGGTCGCATTGAGTGTCTTACCCTGTTCAGTGATCTTACTGCTAAGCCCATTAGCGGTCTGTTCCACTGTAGTGGCTTTGGACATTGCACCGTTTGCGGTCTTGGAGACTTCAGTGACCTGAGCTTTAATGGAATTCGCAGTCTGGGTAACAGAACTATTGGTTGCGTAATCTCCTGCGGGCTGAAGGTCCTCTGGGGCTGGAGACCAATCGGTTGGTTTAGTGCCTTTTTCGAGCTTCATCTCACGAATGGTCACGTTACCCTTGGCATTGTCTAGTCGGACAGACATTTGTTTCGCATTCGGGTAATTGTTATCGGTAATATAATAATCAACCGAATACGTCTGCTCTGTTGTTCCGATATTGACCTTGATAATTCTCCCTAGACCCCAAGGCTCTGCACCCCACTGCGCATATGCGGTTCCGCCGGCAGTATCGGATTTTATCTTGAACTGCATATGGTACATGCCAACCGGAAGGTTCTTAAGGCTTCCGACTGCTAGGCTATAGTATGCAACACACTGATTCGCAGCCCCATTACCGGTTACGATGGTCGGAACACTCGTTTTGAGGAGAAGATTCCGTCCACTAATCGTAAGATTATTGAAATCAGTCTTAGTGGTATAGGTCTCAGACACAGTCGTCTTGAAACCGTTGAGATTTGCTTCGAGACTCGTCGCTTTGTCAACAGCGCTTTGAGCCGTCTTCGCATTTGCCGTAATATTCGCGCTAAGAGAATCGGAAGTCGCCTTCAGACTCGTCTTGGTTGCATACAGAGCATCGTTCTGTGCCTTGGTCTGGTAATTTTTCGACAGATTCAGAGTTACGGCGTCAGCGGTCTGCTGCGCCTTGGATGCGGCTGTCACGGCACCATCGGCGGTTCCCTGAGCTTTGGTTACTTCTGCGGAAATGCTATCGGAAGTCGCCTTCAGACTCGCCTTGGTCGCATATATCGTATCAGCCTGGGATTTCGTCTGATAGTTCTTTGACAGATTCGCGGAAATACCATCAGCGGTCTGCTGCGCCTTGGATGCGGCTGTCACGGCGCTATTCGCAGTTGTCTTAACGGACTCGACATTCGCCGTAATGGATTCCGCAGTCTGAGTCAGAGAACTCTTGGTCGCATACGTCTCGGGAATATCGATCTTCAGCTTATCAACATCATCCTGAGCCTTGTTCGCACTGGATTGCGCGGCATCGGCTGCATTCTTCGCTGTGGCCGCATTGCTGACTGCGGTATTTGCCGTCGATTGGGCCTTACCTGCAGCAGTGTTCGCTGCCGTTGCGGATGCCTGGGCATTATTCGCAGAAGTCTGTGCCCTGGACGCATCCGCCAATGCCTTGGTGACATCGGTATCCTGATTCAGCTCCCACGTGTAGGTCTTGCCGTCGTCGGAGCCGAAACGATATGCCTTACCGGTGGCCTTGTCGTAATAAAGGTCGCCGGAATGCTTCTTCCTCTTCGCGTCGGTGGTCCAGTCAGAAGCCGGCTTGTTTGTCAGTGTCGGGACACCGGTTCCTCGCCAGGATTCGATGGCATTATCCGCAACGTTCTGGAGAGCAGACAACGCATCTTTCGTTGCATATGTCTTTGAGACCGAAGCCGTGATGGAATCCGAAGTCTGCTTCAGACTCGACTGGGTCGCATAAATCTTATCGGCATCAGCTTTGGTCTGATATTCGGTCCTCAGAGTCGTGCTGATCTGATTGGCCGTCTGCACGGCTGCGGAAGACTGCTTGAGTGAATCGTTTGCGGTTTTGCCTGCCGATTCGGCAGTGGTCTTCGCGGCGGTCGCGGTCTGAGTCGCAGTGGTGCTCTGGGTAAGAGCGGTCTGCGAATCCTTGTATGCGGATGTGGCAGTGGTCGATGCCTCGGTGGCAGTCTGCTTTGCCTCCGTTGAGACACTCAGGGCGCTGTCGGATTTCTTGACGGCATTGCTTACTTTCGTAGTCAGTTCGCCGAGCTCGGTGGTGTGCTGTTCGATGACCGCGTTCGCGGAATCGAGGTCGGATGCGACGTTCTCGGCCTTGGATTGGGCTTCGGCCGCGGCCTGTTTCGCTGCGATGGCCTTCGCATCGACGGCCTTGATGGATTTGTCCAGATCGGCGGTGGATGCATTGGCTTTGTCGGCCGCCTTCTGGGCCGCATCGGCCGCCGACTGCGCCTTGTCGGCGGATGATTGGGCAGCCTTGACGGTGGAGTCCATCTCGGACTTCGCATCCTGGACCTGCCGGGTCAGATCGCTTCGGACCTGATCGGCCTTCTTGTCGACGGCCGCGATATTGGACTCCAGTTGGGATGCAGCGGTCTCGAGATCGGTTCGGACCTGATCGGCCTTGGCTTCGACCGCCTGCGCCTGCTTGCGCGCATCATCGATGCCCGCCTGCGCGTCCTGACGGATCTGTTCGCCCTGCTTGATCGCCTCATCCGCCTTCGCGGCGGCGTCATCGGCGGCCTTCCGTGCGTCCTGCGCCGCCTTGTCGATTCCGCTCGTGTCCACCAACGGCAACTGGTTGCCGTCCCGGTCGATGCGGTTCGCGCCGTCCTGCGCGCCATCGCCGATGATGACGTCCGTGTCACCGCCTGTAGGGATGCGCACGGTGCCGACCTTGTGCGTCTTCTGAGTCAAGGCCAATCTCATGGCCTTCATCCCAAGGCTCAGGCCGAGGACATTATCATCGGGATTCAATTCGACATGAGAAGCCATGCGTACCTCCGAAAAATTCAGGCCATGGGATCCTCCATGGCGTCGAAAATCAAGCTCACCTTGTCCGATTGGTCGCCGCCCATCTGCATGAGACGGCACTCGTGGACGCCGTCGGAAAGCGATGGGAAGCCTTGGATGTCGAGACGCATGGTCTCGCCCGGCCAAAAGCTCCCGAGTGGATGCAATGGCGTGCCGTCCACGCTCACGTCATTGGCGTGCAATTCGCCTTTGATCTGCATGAGCGGCGCGTGATTCGCGGCAAGGACGCCGTCTGCATGCTGGCGCAGCAGGTTCGCGTCGGCGGCGTCCGTGTCGCTGTAGGCCATCTCGCGGAGCGGGAATGGCTCATGATTGCCGTTGACGAGGCTCAGGTCTTCGGACAGGTGGCAGAGCTGCGCCTTGTCCGTGCCAGAGCCGGACGCGTAGACACGGTGCACGGCGCCCAAGTGGTCGATGGTCATGTTTTCCAAGGTGCCGCCATACGGGCTGCTGGAAAGCTCGAGGATAGTGTCCTGCGCGATGTTCGGATCCGCGTCACTCCCGGCGAGGAAGTCGAAGCGGATGGTGTCGCCGGAGAGTTTCGGACGCAATTGCAGGTCGGGCCCGTTTTCGACGTTAGCGATCTTGTCCCACACGTCGGAGCATTTGAGATTCTGGATGTCCCAGCTGTCATATTCGCGCTGGTGCGAGCCTTTTTCGCCCCTGTAGTGCCAGTCGATGGGCAGTCCGCCGCCCGGCTTGGCATTGGTGCACAGCCACCCCGCCTCCGCCGCGATGGCGCGCAAGGAGAGATTGTTGAAGTTGATGACGTCGGTGCTGGTGCTGCCATTGGCAGTGCCGTAGACTCCCTCGCGCACCAGATACCGGTCGCCCAAGAGCCCGTAAATGCTCGTCAGGCTGAAGTCGGTGTCGAGTGGCCCGTCCTTGCGTTGTCCGATGAGGCCGCACAATATTGGTGTGCCGATGGCATCCTCCGAATCGAGCGGACTCGTCCAGCAGAGTGCGACGCTGCGCCGGTCTGGCGCGAGGAGCCGTGAGCGTTCGCCTGGCGAATTGGCCGGCACCGCGGTCCATGGCACCTTGAGACCGCTCACCTCGTCCTGTCCCACACCCTTGGATTTCGTGGTGGAAAGCGATGAGTCGGCCACACTGACCGACCAGCTGAAATTCGGCAAGTCGATTGGACACAAGAGCTGTCCGCTGATCGTATCCACGATATACGCGCGCCAAGCCATGAGTGCGCCTCCTTAGCCGACGTTCACGCCACGGTCCCACACCTCGAGCGTGCGGCCGGGGTAATTCTCCCTGCCGTCGCTGTGACAGATGAAATAGACGTTCTCGCCCCACGTGACGCGATGGTTGCGGGTGCGCACGATATGCCATCCGGCCTGCAATTCGACCAGCGCATTCAAATGCACCTGCTGCCACGCGCGGGACACTTGGAATTGGCCGCCGCCACCGGAGACGTCCTGCCCGTCGACCTGAAAGCCGACATACCAGCAGGCCATCTGTGTGGCGTCCTCGGTGGGCTTCTTGGGATTGTCGTGTCGGCAGGCGGCCGCCGTGGCCGTGTACCTGAGCTCCACCAGCCTGTCGGTCGGCAGATAAAAGCTGGTGTCCTGCTCGAAATAGTCCTTCCCACCGTCGCCCATGTTTGCGGGACCCTCGTAGTTTCGGACGTTACGCGCAATGAGACCCTTGCTCGCGCCGTAGGGCATGGCGTAGCGTTCCGCGCCATCCGTACTGCACGATTTGGTCTGGGTCATGCCGGCGGGCACGAGCATGGCCGCCAAACGCACCACATCGGACGGCACCTGGTCGAGCGGCACGTCTGGGTCAGCGGCCGGCGTGCCCTGAGTGACGCCGAGCACCACCTGATTGTCCGCGTCTCCCTTGTCGAGGTCGTGGGCGCGGAGCCAAATCACGTCGTATCGGCTCAATCCGGCGTTACCGGCGGCGACTGCGGGAGTGGCGCCGCCCGGCCAATAAGCGAGCACCGCCTCGCCCTTCTGGCCGTCAGGCTGAATCAATGCGGTACCGGCGCTCACCGTGTAGGTGAGCCCTGTGCCTCCGGTCACAGTAAGCCCCTGAATGATGCCGTCACTGGCCCACTGGGCGCTGATGATATGCCGATGCACCTGAGGGCTGACGCCCTGCGATTTCGCGTCGGGACGAATGCCTAAAGCCGTGGTCATAAGTGTTGCACCTCCGAATCGGAAAAACGTTTAAATGTAGGTGTCATGGCTTGAGCAGCTGACCCACCCGCTGCCTGCGGTGGCGAGATTGACCGTCAGACTCTTGCCGGCCGGTATCGTCATCCACCCGCGCTGTGATAATCCGCTGGTCACGTCCACGCCGCCCATGGTGGCGGTGCGGGAGCGGGTGTCCAGCAATACTGGTGTGCCGGTGTGGATGGCGCGCGAATAGGCGATGGTGGAATTACGCCCGTCGCACGCCAAGCGGAGCGTGCAGCCATCAGGCCACTCTCCGCACAAGGTGTAGGTCGGATATGCGCGGCTAGTGCCCTGATTCGGCAAACGCATCACCGTCGCACCATCCGACGCCACGCCATACTGCAGCGGATATGCCAAGCCACCATTAGCCGCGCCGTAGCTCAAGCCGCCCGACTGCACCACCGACGCGCGAGCCTCACCCGAATGCGCCAAAGACGACAGGCGCTCCGGACGCTCGAAAACGATGGTGATGGTCGAATCGGCGATGCTGCCGGACCGATAGTCAGGCTGCTGGGTAAGCACCATATATCCGCCACTGCAGCAGGTATCCTCGGTGCCGTCGACCACGCGCATCCTGACCTGACGATGCACGAGCCTGCGCACACTGTCCGTCAAAGCGAGCAGCTCGTCACGGCTGGAGGCGTTGGCATTCCAATGCAGAGTGACGGCACGGCTGGCGTAGGAGATGTCATCCTCGCTCACATCATGTCCACCGTCGCCCTGCCCTCGCGCCGTCACATTGACTTTCGCGGCGGGAGTCGACCACCAGCCCTCGATGCCGCCTTTCGCGATGCACAGGCAGTCAAGATCGCCCGAACCCTCGAAACGCACCGGCTCCAAGCCGGAGGCCGACAATTCCGCAAAATAAGCCACATCGGCCTCCTTTTATCGCAATTGGCGTCGCGCGGTGCGCACGAGGATGCTCGCATCAGCCCATGGATCCGAGCGTTCGGGGATGTTGACGTTGAGGTTCACGGTCCGATCGCCTTTATCTTTGACGTCAGCGCCGAAGATCTTGACGATCTGCTCTCGCGTCAACACGAGTTCGGGCTGCTTGGTCTCGTTGGCCACGAGGTGCCGTCCGGGTGGCAGGATGCCGCCGCGATCGTACAGGGTCGGTCTATCGTCTCCGACGATGCCGCCGAGCGCGTAGCCGCCCGCACGATTCATTCCGGCCAACGACCCATACCGATGGATCGCGTAATTGCAGCCGGCATAGATGTTGGCGAGCGGGTCGGTGATGCCACGCGAGCGGTACGGCCCCGCATAGGCATTGAATGTGCCAGGAATGGTCTGCATCAGGCCCTGCGACGGCATACCCGCTTTGGCGTTGGAATCCCAGTTGTTGATGGCGTTAGGATTGCCGCCGGACTCCTGATTCATTCGGCGTAGCACGGTGTCGGCCCAGCTTGCTGGCTGGCCCAATTCCTTGAGCACCTGCAGGACTAGGCTCCTCCAGCGTTCCACGCCGCCACCGACCGAACCATGATATTGGCCCGCCTCGGATTTGCTGGTCCACTTGGATGCCAGGTCGGACGCCATCGACTTGACCTTGTCGACAAGAGCCGTAGCGGCACTCACCGGCAGTCTGCCGACCATCTGGCCGAACTGGCCGCCGCTGATTCCCGCCACCTGCGATTTCACAGGCGCGAGAATCTTCGACGTGACCCAATCCACAGGATTCTTCACAAAGGCCTGAGCTGTCTGGGACAAATCCTCGATGAATTTCTTCGCTCCGGACACCGCCTTGCCAATCTTGGAGGCAATGCCACCTTTGGCGAAGCGTTGGACGCCATCAAGACCCATATCCTCACGGACGGCCTGCACGCCATGGTGGCGAGCCAAAGCGTTCCAGCGGTAGACGTTCTCCGCGCCGACGGCCTTAGTCCATTCCGGCACCATCCACGCCTCGCCCGGCGAGGTCATCGCCGGGATCGAATCGACACCGGGAGCGTAACCGGGGTTGATGCCGCCGACGGTGCCGCCGGTTGCGAACTTCACCGTCGGAAGGGAGAGTTTCAGGCCGACGGCGCCGGCCACCGAATCCCATACCTTCTTGATGCCGTTCGTGTACACCGTGTTGACGACGAAGGCCACCGGAGCCCTTGCGGCCTCCTTGACCTGATCCCAGCTTCGTTTAATCCAATCCTTGGTGGACTGGAAGGTCTGGCCGATGGCATTGACGGCATTGGAGATAGGAATCTTCACGTTGTTGTCGAACCACGTGCCGACCGAGCTGAAGACGCCGGTTATCCGGTCTTTGGCCGTCTGGAAAATCGACTGGAAAGTGCCCGGAATCCCCTGGAAGAAGCCGGTGATGGAACCGGGAATGCCGGCAAACCAGTCACATACCACCTGCCACTTGGATTGCACCCATTGGCCAGCGGAGTCAAAGAAACCGCCGACAGCGGCCGGAATACCCGAGAAGAAACCTCCGATTGAGGATCCAACACCTGAGAACCAGTCGCAGATGCCCTGCCATTTGGCCTCAACCCACTGGCCCGCCGAATCAAACCATCCACCAATCGCCGATGGAATACCGGAGAAGAAGTCGCCGATCTTCTGACCTGTGGTCCCGAACCAGTCCTTGACACCGTTCCAACGGTCCTCGACCCACTGGGCCGCGCCGTCGAACTTCGATTGAATCTTGACCATCAGGTCGCACCAATTGGTGTTGATCCAATCGCCGGCGTCGCCCCATGCCTTCTTGATGCCGGCCAGAGTGTCCTGTTGGGCTTTGACCTGCGCTGCCGTATTGTCAGCCTGTGCCTGCCCTGCCTCGGAGAACGCGCCTTTGATGCCGTTCCAAGCCTTGACTCCGGCATCGCGTTGGCCGGAGCTCATCGAAGCTTGCGCGGAACCGGTATTACCTGCGAACCCCTGCTCGTCGGCTTTCTTTCGAAGGCTTCCGAGTTTGTTCATTCCGGTTTTCGCGGCACCCACGGCCATTGATGGCCAGTTCAGCGGATTCAGGTTGTGTTCCCATGTGGAGTTCTTGATTCCGAGGAACTTGTTGTTTTCCTGTGCGGCCTTGTACCGTTTCTGGTAGTCGGCGTATGACTTGTCGCCCTCGCTGAAACCGGGAATTTTGTTCAGTTGACTCCATGCCCACTTAGGAGTGCCTTTTTCGACGTTCTTCGCAGCTGAAAGCATTGCGGTTCCACCGGCTGCGATTCCAACCTTGCCGACGGTAAGCTTTGACAGCCATTTCGGAGCCTTCAGCCCGCCGAGGAACTTGCCGAACGATTTCAGCGCGTTGCCAGCGGTCTTGATGCCTTTTCCGGCGATGCCGAAGCCTTTGCCGATATCCTTGGCGACACCGAAGATGTTCTTCAGTATCTTGAATCCTTTACTACCTAACCACAGGTAGATGGCCGTATCGAAGATGGTGCCCTGCTGGTCAGCGGACAGACCGTTCCACGCCTTCTCGATTGATGCGAGCAGGTCGAGCAGTGGCTTCAGACCAGCAAGCGCCACATTGGCGGCTTTCAAGGCCTTGTTCAAGTTCGACTTGTCGCCATCCGCCGGGGTGTTGAAAAATTCACCCAATCCGGGAAGGTTCTTCAGCACCTCGCTGGCGGAGTCGCGGATGCCGAGGAGGCTGTCTTTGAAGTCGATGAGTGTCTGGCGGTCTGCGTTCTCGAAGGCACGGTTGAACTCGTACGAGAATTCACCGGTCTTGATGAAATCGGTGAGACCTTTATACCCCCACCGAATCCGCTGGTAAGCGTCTTCGATGCCCGCATACGACTTCTTGTCGATGTGGAAAGATTCAGCCAATTTTTCGTTGACTTTGCCGGTCTCGACGAATTCCAATGATCCGGAGACCGCCTTGGCCACAGCCGAGCCGACATCTCCGAATTTCGCCGTAAAGCTGTTAATGACGCCGCTGATGCGGTCGACACCGAACGCCTCGATAATCTTCTCGATGGCCTTCTGGACGCGGTTTTTCGCGTTCTCCATCGCAGTGCCGATGCCCTGTGTGGCGTCTTTTGCCTGCGTCGTAAATGATGCGTACGGCCCGTAGCCGTCCTTATTGAGCTTGACGAGCGCCTTATTGAAGTCCTCGAAGGTGACCTTGCCACCCTTCATCGCCTCATATAGGTCGTTCTGCTTCGCGTTTGCGCCAAGGATGCTCTTGGCCAATTGGTTCATCTGGCCAGGCATTGCATTGACGACACTTCGCCATGCGGCGGCATCGACCTTGTTCGCGCTCAACATCTGGTTGTACTGTTCGATGGCGTCGGCCTGCAGCACTGTGTCTTTGCCGCCGGCCAGGACGGCATTGTTGAACGCCAATGCGATGCTGGTGGCCTCGTCCAGATTCTTGGTCAACGGAGCAAGCTGCTGGACCATGCCGATCATGCTTGATGTGGTGGTCGGCAGGCCGTCGATGCTGGCGCTGATGCGTTTGATGGCTGCGGCAGCGTCATTCGAGTCGTACCCCAAATTCTTCATGACTTTGGGGAAATTGTTCATCGTGTCGGCGCGTTTAATGGCGCCTTCCACATTGCTGGTGATGATGTTTGAGACTTTGCTGAATGCCGACTGCGCGAACCCGCTGATGGCTCCGAACTTCGCGGCTCCCCACGCGGTGAAGAAGCGTTCGGAATCTCCGACTCCCCTTGCGGCAGTGGTAGTGACGCTTGATTGCATGCTACGGAAGGAATTGATGGCATTGCGCGCCGATGCCGCGGCGGACGCGAAAAATCCCGACTGCTTGGAAGTGCTCGCGTTCAGATTCGTCTGAGCGTCGTGGAGCTGCGTCTGAGTCTCTTTCAGGCCTTCGCTGGCGGCTTTGAGTTGTTCCTCAGCCGATGTGACGGCTTCGGTCTTCTGCCTCGCCTTGCTCCTTGCGTCGTTGAGTCGTGCTTGGGCGTTGATGGCCTGTGAGGAGGATTGTCCGCTTTTGACGATGGTTTCCTGCAGTTTGACTTCGGCGGCCTGTACGCGCAGGTCGGCGCTTTTCTGCTCGTCGCGCGCTTTTGCGATCTGCGACGTGTACTGGCTGACCGCCTGCGCGGCCTTCTTCTCAGCCTGCTGCAGGCTCTTGACCTGCTCTGACAGCACGTCACGGCCAGCGGCCTGATTCATGGCGTCGGAGAATTTCTTGCCGGCATTCCGTCCTGCGGAGGTGGCCGCGGCCGTCACACCGCTGTTGAGCTTCGTGCCGAAAGCGCTCAGATTCGGGAGCACATCGATCCATGCGGCTGTGCCGGCCATGAGACCACCTCACTGTTCAGTTTTTCGATTGATCGCCCGTGACAAGCGCCATGAGCTCGATCCGCTCCTGCGCGTGGAAGGCCTTGCTGTCGACAGACGACTGTTCGCGTTTGGACTCAGCCACCACGACAGCCGGAGGCTTGGTGCGAGGCCTGATGTCATCCTCTTCAAGGGGATGCTCCACAAATGGAGCGCACTGGGTGATGGTTAGCTGGATGTCACGGAGCATGTCGCCCAAATCGTGCAACAGCCATTCCGACTCACTCCAGCCATCACCAGCCAAAGCACGAAAGAAGACGTTGTCCGGCGGCATGTGGATTATCAGCGCATGCAATGCGCGGAGACTGATCTTGCGTTGCCAGAACTCTTGGATGGGGTCACGCGGCGCGTAGACCGCGCATAACGCGGCCTCCAATTCCTCCGCGTGACCATCGCCGTCAAGGAGCTCTAAAGCGTTGTAGGGTTTCCCTCGCTGTCCGTCTCATGCACTTCATCGGCCGCGTCGTCGAGCAGGAGGAAAAGCAGGCTGATCTGTCCGCCGGCCTCGATGAAATCATCCCACTGGGCGCCGAGCAGCGCTTTCGCCAAGTCGAACTGGTCGTCGGACTCCTGCGCCTTCGCGAAGGCCTTCTTCTCCTCATTCGACTGGAAAATTGGAGCGTGGATGCGGAATTCCTTCGCATCCGGCTCGTCGTCGATGGTGAACTCGATCCACTCCCGAATCTTCGGGTGGGATTCAAGATACTTCGCCTTCACGGCCTTGAGGCTGCGGACCTTACGCTTCTTGTTGTCGGTCATTGTTCAATCCTTTCAAAAAAATCAGTGTTCCTTTCGGCGAGAGAAGAAGGGAAAATCCCGCACCGGTGAAAGGAATCAAAAGCCCGGTGCGGGAAGAATCAATGTCAGTCGGCGACCGGCTGTGACTCGGAGGACGCTGCCTGATCGGACACCGGCTGCGACTGGGAGACATCAGCATGAGGCGCGGCACCGGCCTTGGCGATCTTCTCGCCCTCGTAGAACACCTTGCCGGTCTTCGGATCCTGGAAGAAGGTGAAGGTCTGGTCCTCACCCTCGGCGTCGGAGCGGTTCTTGGTGTTGTCGCCCTGATTGCTGACCTTGACGCGATACCCGGCCTCGATGCGGTAATGCGCCGCGTCGCCCACACCGTCCTGACCGATCCAGATCAGGCGGTAGTACGGGAATTCCGTGGTTTTTTCATCGGTGAATTCGAAGCCCTCATCCTTGTTTTCCGGCCACTGGGAGACGGGCAGGCCGTGGGCCAAGGCCTTGACCCACGCGTTCATTTCCAGGAAGGTGAGCTGCAGGGTGCGGGTACGTCCGGTGATGTCGGAACGCACCGGCTCCAGATCCTGCACCGCACTGGTGTTGGCGGACTCGATGCCGCGACTCATCTTCGCGCCATCAGTGCTGATGTAGCCCATCACCTTGAAACCCTCGGGCAGCTGATTCGGTTTGTTGGTTGCGGTGTCGAAGAAAGGATCCGGCATCGCGGTCGAATAGTCGGCGATAGCGAGCAGCTGAGTGCCCCACTTTCGCACGTTTCCGTTATTGTCATTGAGAATGCTGGGCACATCGGTGATGGCTACCATCATTTCCTCCAATCGTTGTCGTTATTTGAGACTGGTTTTTGGGCGCATGTCGAGAGATGCCGTTGCGGTGCAGCGAAGCACGCCGGCGGCACGCTCGTATGCGATTTGAGAGAATTCGGTGATTTGTGAGGCGTCAACGTAGCCGTAGCGGTTGCCTCGGCCTCCGAGCCTGAAGATGGAAGCTTCGATACGTCCGGTGATGTCGGCCATCGACTTCCAGTCGGCCGCGTACACGTCGATGTCGACGCTTCGCGTGCGCGTATAGTCGGCACCCTGACCTCCGCCGGGCGCCGGCGTGACCATCACACAAGGCAGATGGTCTTTCATGTCATCCGGCAGCTTCGAAACCGCCGAGATGCCGACATCGTCCTTCAGCCAAGCGATCAGCAAAGGGAGCGGGTGGGACCATTGGCCTTGCAGGAGCATGAGTCAGTCCCCCATCTCCGCTATCGCGCGGCGCAGGAAGCCCTTCTTCGGCAGCTTGCCTCCGAACTCCTTCTCCGTGGCCTGCTCGTCACCGACGATGACGCGGGCGAAAGGCCTTTGGATGTGGCTCGGCGACTTCGTACCGGGACGTTTGCCCTGTACGACGCGCACGCTTTCCGCGTAATGCCGATCACCTTCCTTGAGGGCTATGCGTTTCACGATCGGCGCGAGCCGACGTGCCTTCGCGTTCAAAGCTGAGGTGACAGCCGGATTGGACAGCACGTTTTTGCGCATCCAATCCTCATCGACCATGAATTTCCTGCTCATGACGTCACCTCCGTCATCCACCACTCGGTGTGGTTGCCGATGCCGTCGGGCGTCACATAGTCGAATGCCGCCGAAGCGGGCTGGAAAATGCGGCCATTCCATTCGATGCGCGAATCGCCCGTGAGCAGGCTCGCGACGAGATCGCCGGAATGGCTGAAGCACTTGTATTGCGGCAAGTGGTTCGCGTCCTGGAAGAGCGGCATATCGGTCACGGCTACCGGCTGCACGTTGCATCCATCGAGCACGGTTTTGCGCGCCGCATACTGCTGCTGGCCGAATTCGTCCGGCTCGCCGTCCACGACTTTCGTCGTGATGGTGAGCGTATGTCCGTGGATACCATCCATCTGTCAGTCCACCTTGTATCGGGCGACCATCGCCGCCCACTGGGCCGTCGTGCCGACAGTCAGCGCACTCGAGTAGGTCCTCTGCTCGGCACCAGTCGTGTAGGACACGAGGCCTGGAAGCGTCTGGTAGATGGTCGCGGCCTGTTCGAGCACGACATCCTGGATACCTTTTGGCACCGGGTCGTAGCCATGCCGGTACGTGATCTGCACGCTCCGCCACTTGTCCGGAATCGGCCTGTCGAGACGTATCGCGCCCGACGTGGACCATTCGAAATCAGTGACCTGCCGGCCGTCGATGACCAGCTCCGACACCTCATGCACCGGGAGACAGGGCAGTGTGAGCGCCCTACCACCATCGGAGTCGAGGATGACGGTTTCGGTCATCATGCTGATCGGATTGTTGGCCTGTTCGCGGAATCTGCCGGAAGCGAGGTCCAATGCGAGTTTGAGTTTCTCGTCATCGGCCTTGCCTCCGGTCTTCAAGGCGAGATCATCGATGGAGGCCAGCGGGTCAAGCGTCGACTCGACCATCGGTCACCTCCGGATCACTTGTGGTCCGCGCCGGAATCGGAGGAGGTGCTGCCGGATAGCTTGATAACGGCGATGCGCTTCGGTTCGCGGATGAAGAGCATGTTGCGTTCCTCGGCACGCACGTAGGTCAGGTTGTGGCGCGCGTCGTCCTCGTTCTGGTTGAACGCCTCGATGGTCAGCGGCACGTAATTGAGCAGCTGCACGGTGGAGAATTCACCCATGACGGCGGTGCCCTTCGGCAGTGCCTGCGATTCGATGCGCGGAATGCCCCACAGGGTGCTCGGACCCGCCGAGAACGGCCCCTTTCCGAAGTAGCGGCCCTGCTTGTCCTGCATGAGGTCGATTGCTTCGTTGTCCTCCGGATTCAGGACGATGGCCTGAATGGTTGTTCCGATGTTCGACAGGACGGTCTTGGCGTGACGGACGGTGGCGAACACGTCGGTGTCGAAGGCGACCTGCTGGGTGCCGGTCGTGTTCAGGATGCCATTCTGCGCCACATCGGTCGAAGAATCGCCGTTGAGGATGGTCTTCTCAAGATAGGCGTTCAGGTTGCGGGTCAAGGTGCTGTTGATGAGCGAGCTGATGATGCCGTCATCATGAAGTTCCTGGTTGGTGACCTTGATGCCGTCGGCGCAGGTCCACTCCTTCGCCTCGGCCATCTGGGTGCCCAGCTCGGACAGCGGTTTTGCGGCGCCTTCTTTGACGGCTGCGGCGTTGTTGGTGACGCTGATGAGCTGACGGTACTGCACGTAAGCGGAATTGGTGGTGCCGCGGGTGATGAGGTCGAGGAAGATGTTCGGCTTCGGATAGGTGATGTCGGTGTAGCCCGGCAACACGGTCGGTGTCACGGCGCCCGGCAGTGCGGTGGACAGCGGGTTAGGATCCTGCTTGACGCGCACGCGGGTCTTGGCGATGCGCACCGGCGTGCGATCCGGGGTAGTCGCGTTCTTGAAGGCGAGGTAGGCGTCGGAGTGAACAAATGCCTCGCCGATGGTCTTGTAGGCGATGGCCTTGCCGGACACATCGTCGGACGGCTCGGATGCGGCAAGCATGCTCTTCAAGGCTTCGGAAGCCTCATGCTCCTTGTCGATCCTCGCCTTCAGATCATCGGCCTTCTTGCGCAGGGAGATGATCTCCTCGTTCTCGTCCGCGGTGAATTCGCGGCCTTCGCCCTGCGCCTTGTTAGCGATCGCCTTCACGCGGGCGATGGTGTCCTGCAGTTCCTGCTTCATGCTCATGTTGGAATCTCCTTCGGTGATGAGCTGTGTTTCCATTTCCGCCGCCCACGCGGTCAAATCGGGCAAGTTCTCGACGTCGGCCGGTTCGCCTTCGCTTGGCTCTGGTTCGTCGGCTTCTTCGTCGGTGGTGTCCTGCGACCGTTCCTCGTTCATGACCTCGCGGATCATGTTTCGGAGCTCGTCGCGGTCGAATTGCTGCATTGAAAAAGGCCCCGGACCATTCGGTTCGGAGCCTTCGTTTGAATCAGTGTCCTGCTGGCCTGTGTCGGCCGGCGGGTCCTCGCTTTTCGTGCTGACCAGTCGCGTTTCCGGGTTCGCGCCCTTGAGACAGAGACTGACCTCGAAAAGGTCGAATTTCGTGATGGGCCAGACGAGATCGCCATCCGGCGCGGTTTGCACGTCGTCATACCATGCCTCACCGCCGACGCTGAACTCGTGCACGCGGCCGTCCTTCAAAAGCTTGAAGCACTGCAGGCCGTTTGGACTGCTCAAATCAAGCTGGCCGTCAATCTCAAGGCACGTATCGGTCTGCCGCATGTCGGTGATGACGCCGACGTTCGCGTTCGGATCCGTCCAATTATGGCTGAAGAGGATCGGGATGGTCTTGCCGGCGCGGAAATTCACGATCGAATCATCGAAGGCGTGCGGCAGCATCATGTCACCCTGCGAATCGACCACGTTGAAGGTCGATACGACCGCGGTGAATTTGCCTTCGCCCAAAGACTGGCCGTTGCCCACGCCCATTGGCTCGGACTTGGCGAGAAGCGTCTTCCTCCGGCTCTCGGAGAGAGGACGCATGTCATTCCTGTGCATTTGCACCTCCAAGATTCTGCGAGCCGCTGTCATGAGGGCTCGCCTGAGTGCCGCCGCCACGGACGGTGTTCAATTGAGTCAAAATCTCGTCGTATTCCTCGCCCTTCGGCTCGAGACCATGATCCGCTCTCGCCTCGTTGACGCTCATCCACGGACCACCGACGGCGGATGACGTAACCTGCGCATCGTCGATGAAGCTGCCGCGCAAAGCGGATTCGATATTGAATTCGATGAACTGGCCCGGGAAGAATCGACTGCAGATCTGCTCGTTGAAAGCACCCTGCAATTGCTCAAACAGTGGGCCCAATGTCTCGCGGTAGAGCGCGTCGCGGAAGGCCTGCTGCGAAGCGTATTTGCCTTCTCTTGCGCCGACCATCTCCGGCGGCACCTGATAGGCGGACGCCACCTCGATGTCGCTCAAGGTGCGACCCTCGACCTCCTGCGCGTCCTTCGGCGTGAATTCCGTGCCGACCTTCTGATATTCGATGCCGCGCAGGATAGGGCTCTCGCCCTCCTTGCCGCCGCCATCCATCCAATTCGCCAGCTCGGTCTGCAGTCTGCGTCGCGCATCGGAGGACAAAGCCTTCTCATTCAGATCCTGCGACCAGTAGCCGGGCATGCGCAGGCCATGCTTCCACAATTGCCGACGCCACTTAACGGCCTCGGTGTGCTCATCCAAAGTCTGCTGCAGTGTGAGCATCGGACTGATGCCATCGAAGCTGCCGTAACCCTTGTCGCGGAAGTATCCGAGCGTGGTGTCCGGATCGTCGAAGCGGATGTACCCGTCAGGATTGGATGCCGGGTCGGTGGTGGTGAAGCCGTCGGCCTCATCGATAATGCCTGGACGCCTGTGGAACCGCCATTGTGAGGTCGGGAGCCTTTCGAGCGTCCCGTCTGCATCGGAGTAGACCACCAGGAATCGGTCGAAAAGCATCAGATCGGCCACGATGTCGTGAATCAGACGGTAGGTGCTCGTGCCAGCCGCCGGATTCGGATGATTGACCAGCTGATGCAATGGCCCGTCGGTGAGCATTTTGCGTCGACCGTATGGCTCGCCCTCGAATGCCTGGATGTGGACGCGGGCTACGTTTCGCGCGACGAATTCCACGACCTTGCGAACGCTCGGCTGCGTCGAATAGATCTCGAAGGCGCGAGGGCCGCTCGACAACGGCATTCCGGGGTCGACCACCGGCCATGGGCCGGTCACCGTGGCACCATTCCTGCCGGCGAAGTCGATTACACTGCCGGAGCCTTTGAAGAGGAGACTCATTCGCTCACCGCCTTAGCAAGTCTCAGAATCACAAAACCGGAAACAATCCAGCCAAGAGGAATCCAGAAAAGAAAACAGCCGGTGATGATGAAGGCGAGTCCGAGAATCTCCAGAATCAACTGCAGGAGGTCAAGCAAAAAGGCTTTCCGTCTCATAAATGCTCCTTTCCGGCGCGGGGCGGGTCAATGCCTCGCTCAATGCGTTCAGGGTCGCGGCCACACCGTCGATCTTGTCGCCGGAGTTCTGCTTGTCCGGCTGGACGTTCCCATTCGTGTCGGTCTTGACTGCGAGATTGTCCACATTCCACCGCAATACGGGGTTGCCGTGGTGTCGGAAGAGCGGAGCGTCCTTCGTGCCGGTGAGCAGCAATCGCTGCATCTCCTTGAGCACCGGGCTCAAGGTCTTCGTGCCCTGCCGGACGATGGTCAGACGATCCACGTCCAACCCGGCCTCCTGCAGGTCATTGGCGACCTGCGTTGCGTTCCACGGGTCGTAGCCGATGGTCTGCACATCAAAAAAGTCAAGGTCATGCAGGATGCGCTTCTCCACGAAGGCGTAATCGGTCACGTCGCCGGGCGTCAGGGTCAGCCAGCCGTCACGCACCCACACGGATGCCATGCCCGCCGTGCGCTTGTCCAATGCCAGCAAATCGGACTCGGGCGCCCAGAATCGCAGAAGCACGTCATATCCGCCGCAATCGTCCGGGAAGAGCAGCGACCAAGCCGTCAGATCGGACACCGCGCCGAGATCCCAGCCGCCATAGCAGACGCGGCCTTTGCACGCCTCGGCCATCTGGTCGGGCGAAGCGTAGACGGCACCGGCATTGCGGTCCCACGAGTCCAATGTGATGAAGCGTTCTGACTGCTTCGTGCGGATGCCGAGATGCAATCGGAGGTAGCTGGCGAGCTGCGCCGGCGAATTCCGCGCCTGATTGGCCTGAGCCGCCAAGTATTCGGCGCTCGGGCTCTTGCCGTAGCCGGGGTTCGCCTTCATCTGCGTTTCGACAGCGAATGGATCATCGGTCTCGTCGGCACCCCAGACCACGCCGTAATACGTGTCATCCTTGATAGTGCCGGCAGCGAGCTGCTCCACGTATTTGCGCGTCTGATCGTAAATCGTGTTCGATTTGCCATCATCAGGCGTGGTGATGCGCACACCCAAAGGCTGGGTACGCGAGCCACGACCCGTCTCCAATGTTCGCACCAGATCCGGCGTCTTATGCACATGAAGCTCATCGACGATGAAGCAGTGAAGATTCATGCCATGCGCCGCATCGGCGGCACTGGAAATCACTTCCATGTAACTGCCGGAGCGATTGTGGACGATACGCTTCTGATGCGCCGTCATCACACCCTTCAAAGCCGGCGTCTTCTCCACAAGCTGTTTGATCGGTTGGAAGACGAAGCCAGCCTGATGTTCGGTGGACGCGGCGCACACGACCTGCGCCCCCGGCTCACCATCGGCACCAAGCATATAGACCGCGATGCCACCAGACAGCGTCGACTTTCCGTTCTTACGCGGCACATCGACATACAAATCGCGGATGATGCGCACCCACTGTCCGTCGGCGTTCTTCTTCACCCATCCGAACACTGGGGCGAGGATCCACACCAGCTGCCACGGGTCAGGGTCAAGCGGCTTGCCAGCCCACTTGCCCTGCGTGTGACGGAGTGTGTGGAAGCTCAATAGCACCTTGTCGACGCGAGCGGGGTCGAACACTGCGCCATCGACGTTCCTTGGCTCCGGTGTCTTGATCTTCGGCACCTGCCATTCCTTCGGCAGGTCCATGCCACGCTCCAGGCAATACCAAGCGACCTCGGGACTGATCTTCAGACGTTCCAGAGTCTCAGCGTCCGGCAGTTCAGGCGAACGGGTTGAATTCTTCATCTTCCTCGGCCTTTCCAGCGACATTCGATTCGCTCGCCGGAGTCAGGCCGAACTCATGCGCGAAAGCACGAATCGTATTCTGCGATTGGGTCAGCACGGTAAAAGCGGGATTGAGCTTGCGAGCACCACGCTCCGTCTCGATGAGCACGCCCTCCTCGTTGATGCACTCCTGCGCGGCCCTCATCGAAGCCACAGCAGTGCAATACGCCACGAGCGCATCCCGATCCTCCGGCTTGATGAGCTTCAACCGCGCGAGCTTCGGAACGATTCGCCGCCAAGTGTTCAACGCCTCGCCGCACAGCCACGCCGGCACCGACGGAGCCTTATGCTCGAAACCTGCATCGTCCTCCGAAATCTTCCTGCCACCTGCATCACGATCAGGACCGCGACCATTGATGACCCTCAACTGGAGAGGCTGCCGCTGCGGTCCACGAGCGCCCATGACAGCCTCCTTCACATGGTGGTTTGACCCCTAAAACCTGAGACGCGCGAAAAAGAGTTTCGGCGGCGCCCCTGGTCGAACTTTTGTTCGACTTTCGGGACGCCATACCCGTCAGTGGAATATCCCGGGGTAGTTCCTTCGGTCTTCTTGGTCTTTAAGGGTCTTGCATTGGTCACAGAGTGTTTGTGTGTTGTTGATGTCAAGGAATGCTCCACCTGCGCCGACTGGGATGATGTGATCGACATTGGTTCCCTTGCGGTTGCATCGTCTGCAATTGGGCTCGAGCTTTAAGCGTTCGGCTCTGACGTGCGTCCATTCGGTGTGGTGTTGCCTCAAGGCTCTCGTGTGCGCTGATGGATTCTGCCATGGCTTGCGTTGGTGCCGGTCACAGCGTCCTTGATGTGTAGCTTTGCGGCTGCATCCTGTGAAGGCGCATCGGGCTTGTGGTCTCGTCGGCATCAGTCGGCGACTTCGATTCCGAGTCGGGTCAAGGCGTTGAGGAAGTCGTCCTCGTATATGCGCAGACCCCACGCTTCCAAAGCATCCCCCCTGCTAACCCGCATGCCCACCTGTTCTCCTTGGTCGGCTATGCGTGTGAGTTGATGTGCGATCTTTTCGAGGGCTTCTTTCATTTCTGCTCCTTTCGGCGTGTCATACCTATCTCGCTTGCATAACTTATATATTTTTGATACAATAGTTTATGTCAACAGGAAAGGAGGTGAGCATGAAATGGACGGACATCGTGACCGCCATCAGCTCGGTGGTGAGCAACATCATCGCGCTGGCGGCACTCGTCATCTCGATCCGGCGCCGACCACGCCATAAGAGATGACGAAAGGGTTCCGAGCAGACCAAGTGCCCGGAACCCCGGTTCCATCCTATTTCATGACCCATCATGAAGACAAGCACGATATTCGCCATATGCGGCATCATATGCGGCCTGCTGTCCGCCATGCTCGGCTTCACAGGAAAACCATGGCAAGCCGGACTGTTCGGACTCGCGGCGGGCATCTGGTGCATCGCCACGCTCATCATGGACAGAAGGGACGGCGATGACGACTGAATACCTCGGCGTCAAACAGGTGGCCGAAAGACTCGGCGTCGCGAACGCCGCCGTCTACGACCTGCCGGAGCCGGACGTTCGCATCGGCCGCACCCGCGGCTGGCTCCCCGAAACCATCGACCGGTGGAACGCGCGACGTCCCGGCAGAGGTGTCGGCGGCGGCAGGCCACGCAAACACAAGGAGCACGAATAAGCCGGAAGCCCGGAAAACGATTCCGGGCTTCCTTTGTTTCATGGGTGCCTTCGGCGGGAGTCGAACCCGCGTCCACTCGCGGCCACAAGGAAGAGAATCCAGTAAAGACTCGCGGCCGGTACGATCTGCCACTGATTCCTACGAAGGCATGGACAGGCGGTTTGAGCATCACCGCATCACGTAAGCGCGGGATTGGCTT